GTTGATGCGGCTCTTTCGAGAGCTGACCTCTGTGCATCTTCCGGAAGATCACCTGCTCCAAGTCTTTCACGAATCGCTCTCTCAAGTTCATCGTCTGGAGTCAATAGTCCAAATTGGACAAGTGGTCCAAGCATGCCGAGACTGTTGGCAAGATCATCAGTGTCAAGTCCTGCATGAGTCAATCGTGGAAGCTTGGAAGGATCAACAGCCCCATAGTTGAACTTGATCAACCGGCCTATTGTTCCTCCTCCTCTTCTGTCGGGTCCACTGACTTGACCTGCCACAACATCACAAAGGTTGATAGCTGATCTTCTGAATACTGAGAGATGAACCTCACCGACGGATCTTGACCCTGTGTCACTTATTCCGAGATTGGCAAATTGAGCCAAGAATGCTTGACTGATTTGATTGTCACATTCTTTGATAATATCAAGAGGGCCTTGAGAGTAAAGATATGGAGTTGTGCTGTATGAATCAAACTTAACAGCAGCATTCTCAACCAGGTAAGATTGCTCAGTTGAGAGGAAGGCTTGTGCTTGTGCCTCGGCATCGTTGATCATTGCATCAATGTCACCATCAGTCAGACCTTGAAGCTCTGCCACTGATCTGTCAACGGTGACCTTCGGAGTCGGTATGGCCCAACGATCAAGACCAACGCACATCATATTTGATACTCGTTGCTTTGTCTTCCACCACCACCAAACAGGACGAAGCATGCCAACTCCCTCGAAGTTGGATCCTGTTCTATTGAGAGTGAGGAGGAGAAGCTTGTTTGATGGAATCGGTTTGGGAGTCTTGCCAACACCAACAACGGTTTGAAGTACACCATCGAGATGCTGACCATCACGACTCAGCCATTCATTGTGTGCAGAGGGTTCACGGTCTGCATAATAATCAAGGAAGACTTTTGTGCGTCCCTCGGCATCGAGACCTACTTTGTAAATCTCCTCAGCATAACGATATCCAATTGTGACATACTCGAATAAATATCCGAGTTGCTCTTCCCAACTGATTGACATCTGCCCGGCATATCCATCGAAGCCATATGCCTCATTTGCGAATCGTGCCAGCTCCTCAGCTTGAGGATCATTCTCAACACCAGCCTCAAATCTCCATGTTGCAGAGAGCAAGGTTTGTCTGAGCATATGCCAAGAACGACGAACAACCGGATCCGTCCTAAGCATCTCCTCAGCCGCACGAACCCACGAGAGACCTGTGAGAGATGAGTTCTGCTCATAGCCTGAGATGGTACCACCGGACAGTTGAGTTCCTGTGATACCCATGGTTTTAAACCTTGGATACTTGGCTCTTAAGTGCCTTGGTGTCTCATCATCTTTCATTATGATACCCTTGGTGATGTTGATCACTTTGGGTATATTATCATTTTGATACCACTATTTGTCAAATATTATCTTTTTGATATTATTCCCCTAGGAGTGATTTGACAATCTCCATGTATAGTTTGACTGACTCCTCAAACTCATGAGGAGGAAACCCTTGACTTGGTTCAATGATCATTTTGTAAGTCAGATCAAGGATGACTTTTTTCTTTGTCTTATTCATTTGTATCTCCTTAAACGCTCTTTCATGATCCTCACCTTAGAGAATACTGTATTCTTTTTGATGCCTGTAATTTCGCTAATGTCCTCAGCTCGATATCCTAAGACGTGAAGTTTCAATATCTCTTTTTGTTTGCATACTTTGATCATTTGCTTGCAATATATCAAGTCAGTTGGATCATGGTCGTAATGAGGTTCATACTTCTCTTCATAAGTTGTCAAAGCTCGATTCTTGATTACATCACCACGTATGTTGTTCAAATAGATTCTCTTCATGATAACTTTTATCCAGCCATGAAGCCCCTTGCCAATATCTTTGTAATATGACTTCTTGCTCATGATCTTTACATATGTATCTTGCATTAAGTCAAAAGCATCCTCTGGATCCTTTGTAAACTCAAAAGCAATTGAGTACATATAGTTGCTTTTATAAAGCTTCATTAACTCTTGATCAATCATTTAAAACTCTACTTCTTTAAATCAATTCGATCAAGCTCATCAGAAAGTTCTTGCATCTTCATAAAGTATTGAATTGCTTTTTTAACAACTTCTTTATTATTTTTATAACGAACTTGATCAACAACAAAGTCAGGACTCTGATATTTTATCCATTTAATATTTTTAATTTTATTCAATCCTTTCTTTTTGATTGCTTCCTCTAAAATTTCTTGTTTAGTATAAGCTATATAAATCCCCTTTAATCTCCTTAAGATCCACCAATTCAACTCATAAGAATCAATATCACTTTTTACAATGTCATAAAACTTTTTACTTGCTTTTAAAATATATCCATCATCCAAAGATTTAATCTTTTTTTTAGGAATAAATTGATCCATCGTTGCATTGGGACAAGCCCATCCACGTTGTTGAGCAAAACTCAAAGCTTCTTTTCTTGTTTCTCCATATCCATAAATAGCATCAGATCCAACAAATACATACATAATAATACTCCTTAAGTATTCAATAATAAAAGTTCACTCCTAAACAGGAGATTTAAAACTCGACTTTTCTTGATGAGCCAACTCTGACCTTCCGATTAGGTTTGCTCTTTGGTTGATAGTTACGTGATGACTCTGTCCAATGATGGAAGATACAATCATATCTCAGAGCATCAAGAGGATCCTCACGTCCGTCTTTCTTTGGTTGTTCCTTATTATCCCAAGCATATGAGAGCAAAGCTTTTCTAATTGAATTGCCTGTCGCTCTCTCTCCCTTGTCCCATACCTCACGAGTCATCAAATACTTTCCAGAGTTGAAAGCTCGTTTTAATCTTTGCACTCCATTGAGTACATCAATCCTCACCGGATCAGTCGTTGACCTCATGGGAAGTCCAATCCCTCCATCGTCGGGATGCTTGCGAATCATACGAAAAGCTGAGAGGCCTGTATGATCTGATCTTGCCTTGCCTGCCTTATCTGCAACACCTGTGTCAAGCCATACTCTTGAGGATGGAGCCATTGACATCAAGGCACGAGGCCAAGCAAAAGCAAGGATCATCTGACTGAGCTGCTCGATGGTGACTTCCTTGGGGTTGAATTCATGGATGATGATTGAGGCTTCTCTCACCTCGTCATATACGATCACCAAGACCGACGGCTTTCTGAATCCCCAGTCAATTGCAATCCGTCCCGTCATCGAGGGATCATACTTGAAGTCATCAATGATGTGCTTTTCTGGATTAAATTCAGAATACACCAAACCACTTGGCGGCTTTGGCTTATTCATGACCATGGCTTCACGTTCATCAGGAGGGAGAAGCTTGGTTGCTTCAAACCACTCATCACTCAAGTTGTCTTGATTGACATATGATGAAAAATATAAAGGTTGATACTCTGCTTTCTCTGACATCTTACACCACCATGCATCAATGACAGGAAGCCCAACGAGGATCATGATTGGACTTGGTCCACTTCTCAAACGACCAAGAGCCTTGTGAGCAACCTCAGCAGTGAGAGTCTGACATTCGTCAATCATACAAACACCACTTGTCACATTCAAACCCTCAAGAGGATTGTGAGTTGCTTCTCTTGTACCAGGTCGATAATACGAGCGACACCAAACAGTTGATCCGTTCTCGGTATCTGTCCATAGTTTGTTTGTGTGGTTGTATGTCCATCCAAGAGGAGCAAGCCACTTCTCCATCTCAGGCATGAGGACAGAGTTATACCTTGGAGTTGTGTCAGTCACCATCAAGGATGACATGCCAGGTCTCATCTTGGAGACGAGCAACATGGAGAAGACAAGTGCTGAGGTCTTACCACTTCCCCATCCACAACGAGCCGCAATGATCTTGTCTCTTTGTCCGATTCGTTTTATGATTTCTGTTTGTAGCTCATTGGGGTTGATGTCAATCATTATTTATGATATTTCCTTTTTTACTACGTGATAGCACTGATCAGTTTTCCTTTTTCTGATCAGTGCTTTCTTTTTTGATGATGTGATTTAGCATACCGGCAACGACATCGACACCAGTTTGTTTTGTGACGTTGACATCAAGCTCTCGCTTTTGTCCCCATCGTTGAGGATAGCGTCTCTCAAGAATCCAAGCGGCCGCCCTCCAATCTCCATAGTTAGCAATCTGATCAAGGAGGTTTGCTTCCACGTCTGACTCGGTTGCATTGACGAACTCTTTGAACTGAGGAATCTCATCAAGCCAAGTATAATAAGTTGACCTCCCAATATTGGCAGCTTGACAGGCTGCTTCAATCGTGCATCCTTTTCTCAAGTAAGTAAAGATGACC